TTTTAAGTAAGAAGTAATTAAATATAAAATTAGCTAATTCATAAGATACAGCTTTTTTAATTACTTGATATTTTTTTGTTTTAAATGTCATACAAACATACCTTTCTGTAAAAAATTAAATGATACGGATATCCTTACATCATTAGATTGATTAGGATCAACGCAATGCATTAACCATGCTGGAAACATAATACATCTTCCAGCAATTGGCTCATAATGTGTTTCTCTTAATAATCTATCTGGTAATTGTTCTTCTTTTTGTTTTGGTCTAGACATTGAAGCAACGGATCTTGGATCATCTATTTTTAGATTACCACAGTTTTTAGGTGCTTTAATATAATATACACCAGACCATAAAGAATTAGGGTGTTGATGTGCTCTATTCATTCCACCTGGTGGATTAATGTTAGCCCACATATTACCTAATACAGGTTCACTATCTAAATGTTCTTGATCGTAAATAGTTTTTTGACAGGCATATAACATACGAACTAATTTTTGATACTCCGGTAACTCAGCCATATTAGTAGGTGAATGCCAACCTTGAACATTGGTTCTAACAACTCCTTTATCTCGATTAGACCAAGCCGTGATATCTCTTTCCAATTCTTGATTAAGAGTTGGGTGTTCTATATCTGCAATATAGATAGGTGTTGGAAATAATAATTCTCTATGCATTATCTAAAAGGTGTTCCTCCAAACCACATAACAAGTGATTGTCTTCTACCACGTATAACAGGTGTTACTCTGTGTCTTATAAATGAAGCAAAAAATACTGCGTGACCTTGTTTAATTTTTGCAATTTTACCTTCAGACATTAATTCTAAATCTCCACCTTCAAACTCTGATTCAGGAGAAAGTAATAGTGTCATAGATATTTTTCTAACAGGTGGTTCGTACTGCATATTTACATCATTATCAACGTGCCAATCATAAAACCCACCTTCTGGATATTCTGTGTATTGTGCCATTTCATTTATTGTCATTCCTTCAAAACCAAAATGATTGCCGTTAGTGGCTTTCATAATTTTTTCTATATCCTTGTACATATGAGTCATTTTTTTAAAAGGTATCCAACTAATATGTGAAGTTCTAGTTTTGGTATCTATTTCACCATCTTTAATTCCGTCTTTACTTCCAACTTGTGCATCATTTCTAGGTTCAGCACGTCCTGCTGCAATAATTTTATTACATTGTTCTGGTGTAAACACAGGTGTTGTCGTTTCAACTATATAAGATTTCCAACGTGGTTCTGTTATCATATTAATACCCGTATTCTATCCAACCCGTTATTATATATTTGTCATTCGATAGAGGTGGATTGCCTCTATGAAGATGTGTAAATTGTGACGGCCAAACTAGTAGTGTATTTTTTTCTGGTTTGAAACGACACTTTTGATATAAAAATTCTGTCTCCCCACCCTCGGTTACATCATTTAGATAAACCATAAAAGCTAATATTCTATTTCTTGCTTTCATCTCAGCATTTTCACAATGCCATGTATGATATCCTTCACCCACTTTTGTTTTCTGTATCTTAACTTCTAATATATTATGTGTAGCTAATTTTTTTAGATAAGAATATTTTTGAACATATAAAGGATATACTTCTTTAAAAAACAAATCTATAAAAGGTTTGTTATTATAAGTCATTGCAACATTAATATCTGTTATAGTATTTACAGCATTATCGGAAACAAGTGTTTCATCTTCTTTTCTTGGATACACCGCACCTTGTTGTTCACAGTTATGAAAATAATTTATATAATCATCTATCAATTCGTTTGGCATAAAGTTTTTAAATACACCAATATGATTATCTATGTAATATTGTTTGTCCATTAAGTAGCTCCTCTATTTTTAATTGGGTCAAACTCTACATCACAATTTGCGGCTAATGTTCTTCGTGTTTCGTCTGTGCCATTAAAAGGATAAACACAATGCCTCATGTCATAAGGGAACACATAAAAATCTCTGAGGTTCATAGGTGGTTGATAATCTATCTTTGCAAATTGACCATTGGCTGCACCTAATATTTGTAGTCTACCATTCTGTTGAATATGCTCTGCTGAATATTCTTTACCATAGGTTGATGGTAATTTTAAAATCATTACACTAGATAGACCTGTATATAACATTCCTCTATGAACGTGGTTTGGATTATACTCGTGTTGTTTCATTTCATTAACCCAGATAGAATTTAAATGAGTATCATAATCTTTTATTTTATTAAAAGTCAAATAATGATGAAACACTTGCATAAAATAATCTGTGACATTTCTAGGTAAAAAGTTATGATTCTTCATTTTTGTTTGATCTTTGCCTGAGTAAAATAAAGAATGTTCTTTTTCTATCTTACCAACTAACTGACCATTAGCTTTGTAAAGATCGTTATAATTTTGCTCGTATATTTCATTAATTGCATTAAATATATCTAATGGCACTTGATATCTTATAACTGACTGACCTAAAAATACTGATTCAAATTTTAATGTGTTCATATTTTTCTCTTATACTTTGTGGTATTTTTTCAATGTAAGGATTATATACTTTTCTAACCGGTCCATCAAATAGTTTATGCATATTACTACCAACAACTCTGTCATCATAAGATAAACCATTAACACTTACTTGATCTAAATTATCAAACCTGTGATTAAAATAAGGTTCATCTAAAAATTTATATATTTTTCTAAACTCTTGTTCAGGATTTGTTACCATATCATCATATTTTACATAATGACAAATATTAGGATAGTTAAAACTATTTTTAATAGCCTCTAAGGATTTTGCAACAGCACCATCTTTATTCATAATCATCATTAATTTTTCTTCATCTGTATTATGTTCATATCTATTAGGAAATGCATCCGGGTTTTCTGTGTACCATTGCATATAACTAGCCAATACTTCCATTAGGTCTCTAAGCAATACAATACATTTAAATCCAGGTTTAAAATGTTTTTGCATTAATTCAAAGTTACCAGGATTACCTGTTGCCGTCACAGGTCCACGATCAATAATTATTCGTTGAGGCCATTGTTGATAGTAGTTAGTAAATACATTGTCTAGAACATTATCTAAAGATTGATGATCAGGAAAATTTTCAAACACGTCCGTTTTTTTTAATAGATATAAATCTTTCATTATCTCTAAGGTCACAGAATTAGCGGTAGCTGCTATCTCTTTATTCTGATTCATAATACTTGCAAATAAAGTATTGCCAGACCTAGGTAATGCTACTAAGAAAAATAATTTACGGTTTTGGTTTCCCATGCTGAGTTATTTGTTCTTTCTCTTTATAACTATTTTCTAATTCACCAGATTTTTTAATTCTTTGTAATGATTGTAATTGCCCCATGACATTAAATACCTCAGTATCATTAGAGTTTTCATTTAAAGTTTTTGCTTTCTCGTGATATTGTCTACCATAAGATTCTAATTGATGAACATTAACATCTTTATCGTTAAATGATCCGTCATTAAATTCTTTCTTTAATACAGACCACATACCGATTTCTCTCATTCTATGTTTTGCACTTTTTTCCATAGATGCTTTTCCAAATCTACATTCATCTAAATCAATCTCGTATTTAGTTAATTTGTATTCATCTTTTTCGTTGGCTATTTTCTTCTCTAGGTATTTGATCTTTGCGTCATTTCTTCTGTAATCAAATGACAACGCCATTAAATTATCTAAATAAGTTGATTGTTCTCTAACACATTGCCAATACTTTGCAGCCTTAGTTGGATAACGATTGTCTTGTAATACAGAAAATCTTGCTTCAGTTTCGGTTCGAAACATTTGTTTTTTGGTCCAGGTATCTCGCAACTCTTCCGTCATTGCCTTAAAATTATTAAGGTCTTCTGTGCTTAATAGATTGTTTAGATTGGGGGTTTCGTTTTCTATAAGACTTTTAATGTCTTTTTTTATTATATCGTCACTCATTCAGTTCTCCTTATTATATATCTATGATGTTACTATTATTTATAAGACTTTTAAGAGTCAGTTCAAAA